TGAGCTTTGATGATAGAGAAACAGATGTACCTTCATAGTAAAAAGATTTTAAAATAAGTAAATATATAAATAACAAACAATTAACAAATAATAATTAAACAATGGCAACAACTTATGCAGTAATAAATTTGTCTGATACAAACGCTATTTTGTTCAGTCAAGTAAATCAGTCTTCTGCTCAAACTATGAGAAGAAACGTGGCTAACACGCAGGGTGTTTTGTCTTATCAGGTAGAGCCAAGCTTTATTACTAACGGTTCGTTAACGCCTGTTCAGACTTATGACCATGACGGTATTTTAGCTTTGTTAGCTACTCCTGAGTGGACACCAGAAGATCCTGAATAAAAATCAAATCAATTTAATTTAATCAAATGAAAGTAAAAGAAGAACAACTAAATAAAATCAAAGATCAACAAGAAAAGCTAAACGAGTTAATACACAATATAGGTTTATTAGAATCACAAAAGCACGGTTTGCTTCATGAAATAGCTAAAGTAAATGTTGATATTGAAGAATATAAGCAAGAGCTTGAAAAAGAATATGGTGCTATCAATATTAATTTAGAAGATGGTACATATACAGAAATAGAAGAGGAAGAAACTCCAGTAGCAGCTGTATAATGTCTAACGTAATTAGAAAAATTAGTATAGGTTCTGACTATAAGAACGATGCTATGCATTACTCTGTTGGTCAAGAAGTATATGGTGGACATAATATTTGCGATATATTATTTAGTGATACAGATCACTCATATAATATTTACATAACTAAAAACAAGGAAGTATTGCCTTGGAAAAAGTTTAATCGCAATATGGCAGTTTCTGTAGAGTATGATCTCAATTACTAATGAGAAGTTTATATAGCTTTATTATAAAGCCTTTAAATGAAAGATATGAAAACGTTAAAAAGGTTGAAGACAAAGAACTTATCATTAATTCAAACATTGAAGATCATAGGTTTGTTAGCAAAAAAGCTGTTGTTGTTTCTACTCCAGCAGCTTATGCCACGAAGATAAATATAGGTGACGAAGTATACGTACACCATAATATATTTAGAAGATGGTACGATATGCGAGGCAACGAAAAAAACTCTGCTACATTTTTTAAAGACGATTTGTATTTTGCTTACCCAGAGCAAATCTATATGTATAATTTAAAATCACATTTAGATTATTGCTTTGTAGCACCTATAAAAAATAAATCTTATTTAAGCACTTCTAAAGAGCAAGAGCACTTTGGTATATTAAAATATTCTAATAGTGCGTTAGAAGCCGCAGGAATAACACCTGGAACACTTGTAGTCTTTACGCCATACTCTGAGTTTGAGTTTATTATAGGTGATGAAAGACTTTATTGTATGAAATCAAATGATATAGCTATAACCCATGAAAACGAAGGAAACGAGGAAGAATATAATCCAAGCTGGGCGCAAAGCAGTTGATGAGCTAATTAAAGTAGCTGAAGAAAAAATCATCACGCATACCGAAGATGATGTATCAGCTGACAGACTTAAAAACGCAGCAGCAACTAAAAAGCTTTGTATCATGGATGCTTTTGAAATATTACAACGTATTGAAGAAGAAGAAGCCATATTAAATGGTGAAACTAAAGAAAAGAAAGAAGAAAGAAGCTTTAGGGGTTTTGCTGAAGGGAGGAGCAAGTGAGTTACGAGCAAACGCTATGGCGTGAAGTAAAAGACGTTATAAATCCTAAATACCTTAAAAAACAAAACAGGTATAAAAAATGGGAGTATGGTTATAACGCAGAATATGATTTTGTTTGTATAAGTAAAAATGGAACTATTGGATCGATCATCGAAATACAAAATCTCCGCATTGCTCTACCAGCAGCAAATGAACCGTATAAACGAGGAGAAACAAAGAAGGAACAATATTGGGAAAGATTTGAATACCCAAAAGAATTACAAAGAATAAAGACTAGATTTGATTGGGAAGAATACCCAATTGATTTTAAAGAAAAGTGGTACGATTACATAGATGAAGAATTTAAAAGAAGAGAGCAAGGTTTTCATTTCTACAATAATGGCAATCTTGTATATATTACTGGTACTCATTACATGTACTTGCAGTGGTCAAAAATCGATGTCGGTGCACCCGACTATAGAGAAGCAAATAGATTATTCTTTATATTTTGGGAAGCATGTAAAGCAGATAACAGATGCTACGGAATGTGTTATCTTAAAAACAGACGGTCTGGTTTCTCCTTTATGGCATCAGCAGAATTGGTTAATATGGCGACAATCTCAAGCGACTCAAGATTCGGTATATTATCAAAATCTGGATCAGACGCAAAGAAAATGTTCACCGATAAGGTTGTTCCAATATCTGTTAATTATCCGTTTTTCTTCAAGCCAATACAAGATGGTATGGATAGACCAAAAACAGAGTTGGCTTACAGAGTTCCAGCGTCTAAACTTACAAGACGAAAACTCGAAGAGAATATAAAAGCTTTAGACCTACAAGGTCTAGACACAACTATTGACTGGAAAAACACAGGTGACAACTCTTACGATGGTGAAAAGCTAAAACTACTAGCACACGACGAAAGTGGTAAGTGGGAACGCCCTGATAATATATTAAACAACTGGAGAGTTACAAAAACTACGTTACGTCTAGGATCAAGGATTGTAGGTAAATGTATGATGGGCTCAACGTCAAACGCATTAGACAAAGGTGGAGAAAACTTCAAAAAACTATACTACGATTCAGACGTTACAAGAAGAAATAGAAACGGACAAACATCTTCTGGCCTCTATTCTCTTTTCATCCCTATGGAGTGGAACTACGAAGGATTCATGGATACTTATGGATCACCTGTCTTTCTTAGACAAGAGAGTCCAACAAAAGGAAGAGACGGTTTTGAGATTACAACAGGAGTTATTGAACACTGGGAAAACGAAGTCGAAGGATTAAAGCATGATAGCGATAGCTTAAACGAATATTATAGGCAGTTTCCAAGAACTGAACAACATGCTTTCAGAGATGAAACTAAAAATAGTTTATTTAATTTAACTAAACTATACGAGCAAATAGATTACAACGAAGAAATGCGTAACACTGCTAATGTAACAAGAGGTAGTTTTATGTGGCAGGGCGGTATAAAAGATACAAGGGTTATATTTAACCCAAACAAAGATGGTAGGTTCTTAATATCTTGGGTTCCACCTAAAAACTTGCAAAACCGAGTGATTATAAAAAATGGAACAAAGTACCCTGGAAACGAGCATATTGGCGCGTTTGGTTGTGACTCTTACGATATATCAGGAACTGTGGATGGCAAAGGGTCTAATGGTGCACTTCATGGACTTACTAAGTTTTCAATGGAAGATGCTCCGCCTAATCACTTTTTTCTTGAGTATGTAGCAAGGCCTCAAACAGCTGAGATATTTTTTGAAGATGTATTGATGGCTATGGTATTTTATGGTATGCCTATACTTGCTGAAAATAACAAACCAAGATTATTATACCATATAAAAAGAAGAGGTTATAGAGGGTTTAGTATGAACCGCCCTGATAAAGTTTGGAACAAGCTATCGCCAACAGAAAAAGAAATAGGTGGTATACCAAACACAAGTGAAGACATTAAGCAAGCACACGCTGCTGCTATTGAAAGTTATATAGAAGAATATGTAGGTTTGATAGATCATGGATATGGTGATATGTACTTTCAAAAAACATTAGAAGACTGGGCACAGTTTAATATTAACAACAGGACAAAGCATGATGCTTCTATTAGTTCTGGACTTGCTATTATGGCTTGTAATAAAAATAGATATCGACCAGTCGCAGAACGAAATAAAAAAATTGTTAATTTAGGTATAAAGAAATACGACAATACAGGTTATGTTTCAAAAATAAAATAAATGAGTATAATTCCAAACGCAAATCCAAATAGTTCTTTTCCAAGTCAGGTAGTACCTGATGCTGAAAAAGCTACTTACGACTATGGTTTAAGAGTTGGTAGAGCAATAGAATCAGAGTGGTTTAGAAATGACAGAGGTTGGTATGATAGATTCAATACTAACTATAATAATTTCCATAGATTAAGATTATACGCTAGAGGTGAACAGTCTGTACAAAAGTATAAAGATGAATTATCTATTAACGGAGATTTATCTTATTTAAACCTTGACTGGAAACCAGTACCTGTTATACCTAAGTTTGTAGATATCGTTGTAAACGGTATGTCACAAAGAAGTTATGATATTAAAGCATATGCCCAAGATCCTGAGTCTATAATGAAAAGAACTGCTTACGCAGAGGCTCTTCAAAGAGACATGATGCAAAAAGATCTTATAAATCAAATTAAACAAGTTACTGGTTTAGATGTATCAAAATCTCAAGGTGTTGGCTTAGAACTAGAAAATGAAGAAGACTTGCAGTTGCATATGCAAATGAATTATAAAGAGTCTATTGAAGTAGCTGAGGAAGAAGTAATTAACCAAGTGTTAGATTATAATAGATATGACTTAATAAGACGTAGATTAAATTATGATTTAACAGTACTTGGTATTGCTTGTGTAAAAACTAG